TCACGAGGCCATCCGTCCAGTACCTTGCCGTTCTCCTTCTCAATACAGAAGTCCACTACCTTGTCGATGTAGACAAGGGCTTCCTTTTGCGTAGCGTTTTGCAACGCTAATTGTACTGATTCAAGGAGAGGGTTCATTAAGATTCAAGAGATGCTACTCGTGACTCAAGAGCTTCGATCTTAGAGACAGCTTCTTGTAGGGCTTTGGTTAATAGAGGGACAAGTTTGGCTTGGTCGATGCCTTGGTATTTAGGAGTGCCATCTTCTTTTACTGCATCCTTTGTTCCAGTAGCCGCAATTGGTACAACCTCTTGTACTTCGTGAGCAATGAAACCATCCATACGAGTGCCGTCCACCTTCCAAGCAAAGTTACAGGGCTTGAGTTGATTGAGTCGCTCAATGCTATTGTCAATACTAGTAATGTCTTCCTTTAGGCGGTAGTCAGAGGTCGTACCGTAAGAAGTAGTACTTCCATCTGTATTAATATAACCTACTTGCCCATTAGGATTTAAAAATGCAATTTGATTTGTAGGGTCTGTACCCTGCCGTGAGCATTTTAGTCCACCTTCAGTGCCTGCGTTCACGCCAACCTTAAAGGAGTCCCCATCATAAGCTCCAAAAGTACCTAGATTTTGTCCAAGATTAAAGGCGAACTGGCCATTAAGATTAATAAACTGAAACTCTCCAGTAGCGGTGTTTATAATGCGAGCATCAAAGTCGGGGTTAGTAGCAGACGTTGAATGAAAGTCTATAAAAGCTTGACCAGTCCCAGTAAGGCTAGGGTTAATTTCTAGACCTCCAGACGTTCCGTCACCATTAATAACTAATGTTTGAGCATTCCAGTCAGGGTGTCCTGCGCTAAGTTTATTTGCAGTAATCTGTCCATCAACAATTTTACTATTAATGACTGAGTTTGTTGCAAGCTTAGCTTGAGTAATACCGCTATCCCGAACTGTGATAGCTCCGCTAGCGTTTACAATTGTACTAGCGTTATCAACGGAGTCAGCACCAAAGGTAGCTTCATCTATTAAATCATTAAGCTTGCCTGCTGATAGTTGTTCCCCGTTGGAGAAAGCTGTTCCTTTATTTATAATGGCCATAATATTAAATTGTTAAGCTGTGCGTGTCCACATATAAACCACAACGTATGGTTGAAGATTGGTGTGAGCTTGAGTTCCGCCTACAAAGGTGGTGGTTGAATTAGGTGATAAATTTACAGAAGCATTAGTACCAGATACGCCTGCAATCAAACCTCCATCTCCATTAACAGTTCCACCACGAACATTGTGATCGTGCGATGGAATTTGGTCTATATTAAGAGTTACCGATTTATCACCACCAGTCTCTCCTGCTATATCAAATTCAACTTGGGACGCATCAATACCAACAGGAACACGACCAGCACCGAACGCTACCCAAGTACCAAACCCTAGCAATGTGACTGGATTAGTAGCATCGGTGGCATTTATATAAATTGATCCAACTGGATAACTATCTGCCTTAGAATTTTGTATAGCAGCATCAACATAAGCCTTAGTGGTAACGGATTGAGCATTGTTACTAACTTGGGCAACTGTAGAACTAACAACAATGCTTCCCGTTCCAGAGTTTAATATTTGCAAGTCGCTATCTAAACCACCAGCACGATAAATTCTAGCATTGAAATCAGTACCGCTAGGGTCAGCAGTATGAAAATCTACATATGCATTGCGGTCGCCAGTACCACTTTGATTAATTTCTATCGCTTCGCCACTTGTAAAAATAGAGCTAGAAGCTAGACTTCCAATAACGTTGAGAGTTCCACTACCGTCCCAACTTGGAGCACCCGTGCTCAGATCAGTTGGTACAATAGAACCAGTAGTCAAGGCAGCCGTAGGGTTACGGGCTTCATTGAGCCGAGTTGAAGTTACGGTATCTGTTGGGTTAAATGCTGCACCCGTTGGGGTAATTGTAATATTAGCCATAATTATTGTACGCTAGTTGTTGATCTTGATGCAGGTGCTCCTGAGACTTTTATTCCTCGGACTCTTGGGCGACCCTGTGTATTATTAATTGTAAATTGAATGCCGTATCCTCGGCGGTTACCTATTCTACCACGGACGGAAACATCTTCGTCAATGTCAAGACTTCCACCAATGTATGAACTCAATGTATTAAGATTTACCTCTGCGTCAATGTTTTCTACTTCCGCTGAAAGATCAAAGTCGGACTGCTCTGAGGCACTGGACTGCACGTGCATCTCAAATTCACTCCAACGCTTACGACCGAAGTCATTAAAGGTAAACTGACGGGTAGTTACTTCAGCAGGGATGCTGTAGATAACGCCATCCTGTTCTCCTTGGACTGGAATGGTAGTAGCCAGTCGATCAACGCCATCGGGTCGAGCGTCAACCCTGTGAAGCCCTCCAAGGGCATTCACTGCATATACTGCACGGTCACCTTTCTTACCAGCTACAATTAAGTTCTTGATGTCCCAGTCCACGTCAGAGGTACTATCCACGGACTCCCACTGCTTGTTTATAAAGTTAAAGACAAGGATGGTATTATTTACAGTGCTTGATCCAGTCGGAACAGCAATGTAATAGCGATTGTTAAAGTAAACAGCTACGGACTGATCCCAGTACTGACGATTAATCTTATCAATAGTAGTCTGAATGCTGCTACTTAGTGGTAGCTCGCTACCACGAAGGTTGTACAGATCCTGGAAGTTTGCTCCGTATACACCATTGTCAGAAAGGAACATTATGTTATTACCAATTTGAACAATCGTCTTACGGGCCAAGCAACCTACCTCATTTGTAATCAATTGAACCGAAGCAGACTCAGGGCTGCTGCCCTGCACTAAGTGAATTGAGTTACGGTTAAATACTACTAGCTTGTCATCCGCAAAGGATAGTAGTCCAACATTAAAGTCAGCCGTTCCAGCATTGAACCTGTACTGACCATAGATCTGGTCATATGTATCTGCGTCCAGAATGTCAGATATAATAACTTCGTCCAGGTTATCACGAGCTGTATATTGGCCTTCTGCATCATTAACCGCATAGCGATACGGCATAACCAATCTACGCTGGTGATATGTAGCATATGGAGGTGCTGGCATATGGGTGAAGCCCAGTCCAGCTGAAACTCTCTTGGTGAAGATAGGATCAGTCAATAAAGATGCACCGTCATTTACGTGCGTAGTAACTGTTCTTGAATCAAGTATAAATTGAAACCCTGCATTCATTCCTACACGAGCATTTGCATATGAACCCTCGGTTGGATTAACATTAAAATTAGTATAAATAATAAAGTTAGTAGAATTTGGCAATTCTTGAGCAAAGAATGATCCATTAAAAGGAACGCCATTTGGATCCCAGCTGTCCATAATAATTGGTTCACCATTTACCAAATTATGTGCTAAATCTGTAGTGATAGTATATTTATAAAGACCCTCAAAGTCTCCAGATCCTTGTAGCCCATCATTGACCGCATCAATAATATTAACAAAAGTTTCACTAAGTTCAAAAACTTTATTTACAACGTAGTCCTGACCAATGGTAAGTCCAGAGTCTGCACCTGTTACTCCGCTAATACTTGCTGACATTACAGTAATGTCATCCCCCACCTTTACATCGTGAAATCCAGAAACCGATGCTATACTATTGGTAATTGCAAATTCTCCAGGAAGGCAATCAATCTGAACTGGCTGAGTGTATACTCCACTTTTTACTAAACTAAATCCAGAGCGAACTGTACCAGTTCCTGTGCCTATGGCATCAATTGTAATAATATCATTAACTTCATAGGTTACTGCCGTAGTTCCAGCAATTGTGTTCCACTGCTCTTGAGTCGTGTCGCCCAAGTCAGTAATCAGATATGTATTATCTAAATTAAGGTCTGTTAAATTAACATTATCAAAGCTTCCGTCCCATTCCATCGCAGTCTGACCATCACGGAATAGAAACACCTTGTTAAAGGCTTGAATCATATCCGAGAGCGGAGGTACGTTTTCATTCTTTTTGTACGGAAGATCATATGTAACTGTTGGGTCCGCTAAGTTAATAGCCACTGCACTGTTGTTTGATCCTAATATTGCCCACTGACTTGCGGAATCATTTGGATTGCTGTAAGCAGTACTAGCGTAAACCCCTACAATTAAACTGTCATCCAGTAGCATCTTGTAACCAATGACTGCCGAACCTTCAACGCCACTTAGTGCAAATGGAAGAACTTGAGGCAAAGCAACTGGCAAAGCGTATGTTGCATCTGCACCAACTAAATTAAAGTATAATGTTATTGTTCCAGGGTTCTCTGCTCCAAGAACAATTGTAAAAGTTCCGTTGGGATTTGTATTTGCCCCAAATTCAATGCCGCTGACTGTAATCTCGTCCCCAATAAGGAACACGTGACCTGGCTCAACAGCTGGGTCATCAATAACAATAGTAAGTACATTATCAGTTAAAGAGGCTGACCTAATAGTAGTTGGCAGTAAGCCAACAACTGGAGGTTCTGCTTCCAATTCAGAAGTAGTTGGAAGTCTAAAGACATCGCCACCACTAGCAAAGGGAGCCTTGACCAAATCAATCCCTGGTCTAACCTGCCACTCACCGTTACGCCCAAGCCGACCATTGTTACTGGTCGCTAATAGACCACGTTGCAATTGATCGGGACGTAGGTAGTCATTAAACCCAGTGTACCCCATATCGAGGTCCTCTAGGATTTTATCATCATTTGCTCCGTATGTGCGGTATTCAGGCATTATGTTTTAGCAGTCCCAAGCCTTACGGCTCCAGTAGTTAGCAGATAGTTTATTTGTCTTCCCTTTGATCCCACCACTGCGAGCGCAGTAGCTTTTCTTACGCTTTGGCTGATCCTTCTTGATGCTCATATTAGCATCCCCGAATCGTACGATTTTTTCTGTCCCACCTTGGCAGGCTTTCACGACGAACTTCTTACCGCCCTGTACTTCACGGCGGGGTACGTTGCACTTCATCTTGGATTTGTCAGGCACTACTTGCCCTTCTTTCCACAACCGCAGCCCT